AGAGAACGAACAAGCAGTTAAAATTTCGCTCGATAAGGTTGAAGTATCAGATCAGATTAAAAAAGGAATTACCGAAGAGTTCGACAATGTCATTTCTATGTTGGACTTTGCCAATAACGGCCACGATATGTTTAAGCGTTGGTACATTGATGGCAGATTATATCATCACCTTGTTGTAAATGAATCTAATATTAAAGCAGGTATTCAGGAAATCCGTCCTATCGATTCTGCAAAGGTTCGTAAAGTTAAACAAGTAAAGAAAAAGAAAGATTCCATCACTGGAGCTATGATAGTAGAAAGTGTTGATGAATACTACATTTATCAGGAAAAACCTGGAAGTCAAACATCAGGAGTAAAACTATCTAATGACTCAGTGAGCTATGTTACATCTGGACTTCTGTCAGCTGATAGAAAAAAGGTTGTATCGCATTTACATAAAGCACTGAAGCCAATCAATCAACTTCGAATGATGGAAGACTCACTGGTCATCTACCGGCTTGCACGGGCGCCTGAGAGGCGAATATTCTATATTGACGTGGGCAACTTACCACGTGGTAAATCAGAACAATATATGAAAGACATTATGGCTCGTTACCGTAACAAGCTTGTATATGATGCAGACACAGGACAAATACGAGATGATCGCAAACATATGTCGATGCTTGAGGATTTTTGGTTACCAAGACGTGAGGGCGGTAGAGGCACTGAGATTACTACCTTACCAGGAGGTGAAAACCTTGGACAGATCGATGACATCATTTACTTCCAGAAACGCCTTTATAGATCGCTTAATGTTCCTATAGCTAGACTTGAACAAGAACAGCAATTTAGCCTAGGCCGATCTACAGAGATAAGTAGAGACGAATTAAAGTTTCAGAAATTTATCGATAGACTTCGTCGTCGTTTCTCAATGTTATTCTTAGAGATTCTAAAGAAACAACTTGTGATGAAAGGTTTAATTACTGAAGAAGACTGGAACGAGTGGAAAAACGATTTAATCATTGATTACACTAGAGACAATCACTTTACAGAGTTAAAAGATGCTGAACTACTAAGAGAAAGATTACAAACTTTAGATCAAGTAAGCCAATATGTTGGAGATTACTTCTCAAAAGAGTGGGTAATGAAAAACGTATTACAATTTGATGATGATGATATTAAACAAGTTGCAAAACAATCTGATGAAGAGCAACCTACAGACGATCAACAAAATCTTCCAGATGAAGAATAATTTTATTATAAATAATAGGAAACGGAGTTATTATGGAAAACATTGAGCAATTGATACAACAGGCAGCTGATGGTGATTACGCAGGCGGTGGACAAACGTTTGCAGAAATTATGGCTGCTAAAATGACAGATGCTCTTGATCAAGAGCGCATCAAGGTATCAGGACAAGTATATAATGGACTTGAGGCAGAGGATGAAGAACAGCTAGAATTTGATCTCGAAGATGACGATTCTGAAGAGGATGACGTAGATGTTGACGACGAAGATGATACAGACGACTCCGATGAAGACACTGAAGACGATTAGAGAAACTGTTACAAAAGAACGTACGGTATATAAACGAAAATATATGGGCTTTAATTTAGAAATCATACAGAAGTATGACAAGTTTGAAGCATATGTAGACGGTGAGAAATTAGACACTTATGACACGAAAAAGCACGCACAGAAAATGTTAATGCAATTCGTTAGGGAAGTAGATTAATGAAGCTTATTGCTGAATACACAGAACAAAATATCGAATGCTTGGTGGAAGCCAAGGAGGGCGGTGGTAAAAATTATACTATCGAAGGCGTATTCGCACAAGCTGAACAAAAGAATAGAAATGGACGTATATATCCACAGGCCATTATGGAAGCTGCGGTAAATAAATACTCCAAAGAACAAGTTGCAACTAAACGAGCCGTAGGTGAGTTAAATCATCCCGACGGCCCTACTGTCAACTTGGATAAAGTTTCCCATCTCATAACCGACCTCAAAGTTGAGGGTAAGGATGTGGTGGGTAAGGCACGCATTTTGGACACACCAATGGGACAGATCGTACAAGGTTTGCTTGAGGGTGGAGTGCAACTAGGCGTATCAACTCGTGGTATGGGTAGCCTTGAGAGACGTGGCGATGCCATGTATGTCAAAGATGACTTTATGCTTAATACGATTGACATCGTACAAGATCCATCAGCTCCCGGAGCTTTTGTTAATGGAATTATGGAAGGCGTTGACTGGATCTGGAATAATGGCATCATTGAAGCTCAAGAAATTGAAAAAATGGAGACTGAAATTAAGAAGGCTCCACGCGCTGATCTCTATGAGACTCAGACACGTGAGTTTAAGAATTTCCTCTCGTTACTGAAAACTAAACTATAATATAGGAGTCAAGACATGACTGATCAAATCCAAGACCAGGATGTTGAGCTCGACGAGAATGAAATCGAAGAAGCTCACGATCCTAAGAACGCAGAAGCGCAATCAATTGCTTCTGTAAAAGGTGCTGAAGGAAAAGGGACAACCGCTAAAGAGCCAGGTGGCAAAGGCGGAGCCAAAGATCCTATGCAAAAACTGCCAGGAACCAAAGCTGGTATGATTAATGCAATGTACATGAAAGCAAGCAAAATGAAAAAAGAAGAGCTTGCTGGAATGTATACTAAACTTATGGGCGAAACTGTGGCTGAGGATGTAGCTGAAGTTGAAGGTACTAACCTTCAGTTTGAAGCTGACTTTTCTCAAGATCTAGACGCATTAATCGAGTCTGAAGCTACTCTTTCCGAAGAGTTTAAAGCTAAAACAGCCGTAATTTTTGAAGCAGCTATTAAATCTAAATTGGCCGAAGAAATCGACCGTTTAGAAGAATCATATGCCAACGAACTCTCTGAGGAAGTATCAGCAACTAAAGCTGACCTCGTAGAAAAAGTTGACAGCTACCTTAACTATGTCGTTGAAGGTTGGATGGAAGAAAATAAACTAGCAGTACAATCAGGTCTACGTACCGAAATTGCTGAGAAGTTTATGAATTCTTTGAAAGATCTCTTTACAGAGTCTTACATCGAAGTTCCAGAATCCAAAATTGACCTAGTTGACGAACTCGCTGAAGAAGTAACTGAGCTTGAAGAAGCTCTTAATGCTTCAACAGCAAGAGCAATTCAAGTTTCTGAAGAGTTAGAAGTTATGAAGCGTGCATCGGTTATCCGTGAAGCTTCAAAAGATATGGCTCAAACACAAGTTGAAAAACTTGCGAAACTTGTCGAAGATATTGATTTCGAAGATGAAGATACTTTCGCTGAGAAGGTGAAAACTGTAAAAGAATCATACTTCAAAAAAGAAGCTGTTGAGTCTGTAATTGAAGACGCAATTGAAGATGATGATGGCAACATCGTTGAATCATCTGATACAATGGCACAATACCTAACCGCGATCCGCAAAGCGTCGCAGAAATAAATTTGGGAGTCCAAACAAATGCAATCTTATGACAAACTAGTCGAAAAGTGGGCACCGGTACTTAATGAAGAATCAGCGGGTACTATTCAAGATGCTCATAGGAGATCAGTTACAGCTGCTATCCTAGAAAACCAAGAAATCGCCCTTCGCGAAGAGCGTGCTCAAAACCAAGGCTTCATCACAGAAGCTGCTCCAGCTGGTGCTAACACTGGTTCAATCGGAACATGGGATCCAGTATTGATCTCATTGGTACGTCGTTCCATGCCAAACCTTATGGCATATGACGTTGCTGGCGTTCAGCCTATGTCCGGCCCAACTGGTCTCATCTTTGCGATGAAATCACGTTATGACGCTGGTACAACTAGTAATACAGAAGCTCTGTTCAACGAAGCTAACGCACGTCACGCAGGTACAAAAACTGCTGCGGCTGCTGGTGCAGACGGTTCAGGCCTTAACGTAACAAATACTGGTGGCGGTGCTGCTGCTCTTACGATCGATTCCGATCGTTTGACCAACCTTGCCAACATTGGTATGACTACAGACTCTGCTGAAGCTCTTGGCGATGCTGCTAACAATGCTTTCGAACAAATGGGTTTCACCATTGAGAAAGCAACTGTGACAGCGAAATCACGTGCACTCAAAGCAGAATATACTCTGGAACTAGCACAAGACTTGAAAGCAATTCACGGTCTTGACGCTGAAACAGAGTTGGCCAACATTCTTTCAACTGAAATCTTGGCTGAAATCAACCGCGAAGTAATTCGTACAATCAACTCACAAGCCAAAACTGGTGCCCTTCAAGCTTCCACAGCTGTTAACGGTATCTTTAACATGTCATCTGATGCAGATGGCCGTTGGTCTGTTGAGAAATTCAAAGGCCTGATCGTTCAAATCGAACGTGAAGCAAACGTAATTGCAAAAGAAACACGTAGAGGAAAAGGTAACTTTATTATCTGTTCTTCAGACGTAGCTTCTGCTTTGGCTGCTTCAGGCATGTTGGATTACACTCCAGCTCTCTCCACTAACTTGAACGTAGATGACACAGGCAACACATTTGCTGGTGTTCTTAACGGTCGCAC